GGGATTTATGTGTGTGCCAATAAAGGCACCTGCGGACCTCCGGCAGCCCCCCAGTAATCGCCACTTACTGAGACCGGAAGGAGAACCACGTGTTGTTGTTTAAGCCACACGCGGGGTTTGGAGGAGTCAGCCATTTATTCAAATATTTTTAGTAATGGTACCATTGTACTATTGTACTTCAACGTCTATGCCAACCCAACACTGGAGCTCGGCGGTCCCACCCGCACCACGACGGTTGACCCTGTGGCTAGGTATCCAGCTAGGAGTTGGATGACTGAATTTTTGTGTTTTGTGTTTTTATAGTAATAACCCTTCGACACCACTTATCGCAACCGACCCGGTGCGACGGCTGGCTATGATTGCCATTTAGGTCGACCATTTTGCAGGATTTACGACCATACCTCCGGGAATTACTGGTATCACTAGATGAGTGGGTCAGCAGGGTGGCTGGATGCAACTTCACAGAGCCATTAACGCTGGTCCCAACACTTTGGCACCATAGCTTATGACACTGCCGGCCGCCCTGGCATACGGGGCAGCCTTCTTGTATGCATTAATGAACCAACTGGTGCCCTTAGAGGCCGGCAGTGCCATGAGCACATCATTCAACGTGCTCCTAGACTTCGGGACCTCGGCAGTGGCAACCAGACCCTGATTGGTTTTAGGGGTCCACTCCAGCACAGTTACAATACGAACACGCACACCAGTACTCACGGGAAACCCGGACGCAGACATTACAATGCAGTTCTTCGTCGACGCATCATCCAACTGGACATTGGCACCCTGCTGTGTAATTTCGAACGGGACCTGGTCTCCTGTATTGGGAAACCAGGTGATCTCTGCCATGTCTTGCGGCATGCGCTCAACATGTTGACACAAAGACCGGAGCTGAGCCGCGGTGGTGTTGACATTGCCACCACCAGCCGCGGTGGCGACATTGTTGGTGATGGCACCGAAATTGGTGACACCAAGACCAACAATGCCAGACCGATTCAGCTCCGTCCCGGGAAACGACACCTGTAAGCAAGATGCCACTGCTCGGATGCTGCCGGCTGAGGCAGAGATGAATGACGCGCCAGGCCCAGGGAACGTGACGGCGTCAATACCCAAGAGTGTACCAGTGGTGTCAGACGTCAACGTAGTTGCATTGGCATAGATAGAGTTAGTGCCGGGAACAAACACCAATGCGGCTGCCGTCTCAGTGGCACCGGTTCGGTACAGGAAGTCTGTCTCGAACCGGGCCACAAAAGACGCGTTGGATCCAGGCCAAATTGTGCCAGACAGTTTGGCATTGCATGGGTCTGCGATCAAACGTGCATATTCTGCAGCAGCACTGTCCAGGAGTGGCTTGGCTTTGGTGACCATTGCCATCCGGGGACGTACATTGGTGGATTTTCTCGGCTTATTTTTGGTCTTTACAGACCGCGCGCGCTTGGCAACCATACTTGATATTACGGTAGTAATAATAATCCTTGTGCACCCTGGGATCGGATGCACGGCGAGTGGGGCACGGCCATCTTGATGTCCGCCAGCATTGCCTCAATGGCCTTCTGTGCTGACGGCAATAGCCCGTATGCCATGTAAAACGACACACGTGCCTCATCAGTGGGTTCTCGTGCCTCACGGTGCAGCCCGCGAGCCAACATGGCCATCCCAGTCTCATTGACGCAGGCGATTTCACGCCCGAGCACACCATGGCGGCGGAACGCCTGGTAGTACTCCTGCATCACTGGTATGCCACCTGACATAGCAAGGCCGCACTCACCCACAGCCCCGAGCCACGCTTTGGCCGAACGCCCATGACCGTAGTCCCGGTTAACACAGCATGCGTCCTTGGACGTCACTGTGCGCCAGTCCCTGACCATGATGTAACGCTCGCCGTCAAACACAGGATGAGCCTGGCAGAATTCAATCCGCTCAAAGATGTCCACGGGCTCCTCAACCTTCATGTTGAACCCAAACTCCAAAAACCACTCTTTGAGGTTGCGTGTGAAAGCAGCCAGGTCACGGCGCTCCATGATCACCACGCAATCGTCACCGTTGTTTGCCAACCTGACCCTGGTACCCCGCTCAGCGGCAAGGGTGTGGACGAGCGCGCACATGATGAGGCAATTGCCGAGTGACGTGTTCATGTCGCCACTCATGCGGGAGCCATCAACCACATACTTTATGCGCCCATCCCCAGCCTGCAGGTAACACTTGTTGGTCAGCTGCCCTGAGAGCAGCCATGACAAGCGCCCCCTGTAGACACCAGGGTAGCAGCCCAAGTACACTGAGTGTTCCCACTTCAGCATCTCAGGCCGCACGTGCTGGTCGAAACGACTGGCATCCAAGCCAACGGCGACCGGATCTCCAAACTCCATCCACATGCTACGAAGCTCACTGGCAACACCTTCCGCTGTGAAGCCTTTCATGACTGTGGGTCCGCCGAACATCTCCGCGATGCCCTTGTATACCGAGTGCTCCAAGCTCCTCAGGTACACACCTACCTCCACATTGTACCTCGGGTTTCTTGGCTGAATAACCCTTGGCGGGGGGTCCGGCTTTGCTGAGAAGTTGATCTTCTCAGCCTTCACAAACGCCTTCTCTACCCCGAAGTCGCGCTCGGACAAGGCGCGCTCCTCCAGGCTCTGGACGGCCCTCTCGTAGCACTGCCGGCGCCGGCCCTGATAATAGTCCAGGAATTTCTCCCTGCTTATCGGGCGGTGCTCACCAACAGAGCGGAGTAGGCCTATCCTGAACCTCCTCAGGCGTAGGAAGGGGTCTGCGGTGCAAGGTGGTGGTGGCAGCAACTGCCCATCCGCGCCAGGTGACCTAAACACCCGCTCCACGATCGCACGACACCCATTGTTCAGGGAGTTATTATGTAGTCCGTACCGTAGGCTCCCGGAAACTCCTGTAAAAACCGGATGCCAACGTTGCCTGAGCACGCCCCGCCTGGTTATCCTGAGACCGCAGCTGGAAGCCAGGCCAAACGTGTTGACCTTGGTCTCCACCCCAGGCACCAGCACGGGGCCCCCCTAGGCACCTCCCACCTTTGCCAACGCCTGCATGCCCCGCACAACAAAGGCATCCTGCACCGCCGCCCCGAACACATCGCCCTCATCGGGCACTGTGGCCAGGAATGCGATAGCAGGTATGGTGGCGCGGGCGTCCGTGTCGCGTACATCAGCAGCCTTCATCTGCTCACCAAGCCAGCGTTTGACACACAGCTGGTCGGCGGGGGTGTTCTTCACCTCCCCGAAGTGCAAGCGCGCACGTACCACCCAGTCACGGACCAGCTTCCGCTTAGCCCTGACTGCCTCCACTACTGCCCCCGTGTGCTCGTTGGTGGCAACAGCAAACCCAGGCCCCCTTGTCGACACCGAGTCGTCGGCGCCGAGGGCATGGCTCGCTACCGCTTCGGCCACGGCATCCGTGCCACCCGGTGGTGGGGCGCTGGCCGCCCAATGCACTGCCTTGGCTGCTGTGGCTACGATGCATGGCACCGCTACCGCAGAAAGGCCTGGCAGCAAGACGGACGCGACCACACCGGGGATGGCTATGGCTGCCATCTGCCGCATGCGGGACCCCAACTTCCGCTGGCACCACTGGCGAAACGTCAGCTTCTCCTTCACAACCGCCTGGCGTCCATACATCTGGATGCGTAATTCGTTGGCACCATGTGTGTGAGTCGAATGACTGGGTGAGTAATGTGAGGGCGGCTGGGTGGGGGGCCCAGCCGTCACCTCGGTGCGAGAACCAAAAGTATTCGCCATATTGCATGGTGTATGTATGTTGTGTCTGGTTCTTGGGGGGTTACCTGCTTTACGAGCTGGAAGTAGACCGGGCGTAAGGAGCCACCTAAAGTGAGGAAATGGGTAAGAGGAACCCTTTCGGGGTTCATTACTCGATTGGTTGGTGATGAAACCAGCTCCTTAATCATCATGACATAACTTGCTAACACTGAGGTGCCTCATCTCACCACGGTGCTTCGCTACATTAGTGGTCACTATAGGTGCTGCTGGAACCACGCCAACCGAAGCCAGGCCAAGCCCCAATATAACCCGGCAGAAATAGCAGATGTTATGCCTACTGCTGGTTGCCCTGACTTGCGTTGTACCAATGGTTTCAAGCTATCCAAGCCCCCCTGGGCACGGGACAAGAACCACTGAGTACGCGGGGATCCCACCACCGCTGCCCTTACAACACACGTCATCACGTGGGGATTTAGC